TAGATCTCTTGTCACTAGGTCAAGTAGATAGTTTGCGTGATTTTTAAGTAAGTTCATTGTTTGCTCCTTTTTTAGTTTGGGCCTTTTCGCTTTGTTTCCTATTCGTATCAATCCGTCAGGCCCCTGAATGCTTATGCATTCATGATAAGGCTAACTAAGTAGCCCTATCAAAAATACATAATTTGAATTCTGTTTGACTGTTTCCTTGTCGGTGTCACCGACTAGAGCCCTTTGCTCTGTAGACTCCCTCTAAGCGTTTCAAGATAAGGTTTGGAAGCTTACCTCGATTGGTTCGAGTTATCTATGCACTAAGAGACGAGTATGTAGTGTCTAGCCTTAGCAACCCACAAGGACCTCAAGAGAGGCTATCCCCAAATTTAATTGGTTAAGTGTTTTAGCACCTTAGACCCAATGGCTAGAATATCGTGGGCATTAGACCTACCCTCAAAAGAGGTGCATGGCTTATTGTCTTCTAGCGTGGTTTCTAAAGTATGGTTTGTCATTGTTAAAAGAATACTGATTTTTATCTAAAAGTAAAATAAATTATTATATAAAATGATAAATAATACAAAAAAAATGAAAAAAAGTGAAAGTTATCCACAGGCATTTTTTTGCGTTTTTAGAGCGTTTAGGATAGGTCCGTGTATGATTTTATTAGATAATTTATTATATGCTCTATGGCTCTTAAAATGGATTTAAAGGGCACTTTGTTTGAGAGAAATTGTGATATTATATTGCATATTGCGACATGGACCGTGGTTCGTGGACAGCTATCACGGTACTTAGGTTTTTTTGAAAAAATAAAAATAAAAAAGAAAAATATTTTAAAACAAGTGTGATAGTGTCCGCTTATCGTGGTTAGCTTTTGTTATCAATCTTTTACCTATCACAGTTGTCATTTTAACAAGTGTGACTAGTGTGATACCTCCTAGGTAATTGAACCCTTTTTCCAAATTGATTATTTTAAAAGAAGTTATGAGAAAATCTCTAGTACCAAATTGTTAAAATATCTGTAAAGTGTAACGGTACATTTTTATGAGCGTTGAAAAGAATTTATATAAATTGGTAAAAGAAAAGCTTCCTGAGTTTAAGCCAATAAGGATTGAAACTACTACAATAAATGGCTTCCCTGATTTGATTTTATTTAACAAAAATAAACAGGCTGTATTTATTGAATGTAAAGTCTGTGAACGTTCTAGATTGTTACAAAGTCTCAGGCCACATCAAAAGGCATTCCATCATAAATACAAGAACCATATCGATGGACTGTTTATCTTGCAGAGGTCCCTCAAAGAGAGGGCCTTTTTTCTGTATAGATCGATAGATATCGACTTCATGCAAGAAAACGTTGAAAATGAACCAATTTGCACGGTCAACGTGGGTCGGTCATGGGACCTTATCAAGGTATTCTTAAACAATGCATACAATATATAGAGCCAACGGACCACGGAACGCTAAAAACGTTGAAAAATATAGGGGTAATTGGCCTTATAATATAGATTATGCAACAAATATCCTAGGTACTTAGACCAAATGAAAACGTCAATAAAATCAACGGTTACCGGGCCCCCAAAATTTGGCCCCGCTCCGCACACGCTTGGCCTTGTCCTGGCAACATTTACACAGAATGAGAGTAAAATATGCGTATAGACTATAAAAATCTTGATGCGAACCAATTAAAGGCGATGGTATTGCTAAGAAGGAAGGTCGAACAAGAAAATGCACGTGCAAATTTCATGGGATTTGTAAAATCTATGTGGCCTGAGTTTGTAGAAGGACCACATCACATTAAGATTGCACAAAAATTTCAAAAATTCCTGACAGGTAAGAACCAAAGGCTGATAGTTAACATGCCCCCACGTCACACAAAAAGTGAGTTTGCCTCATTTTTATTCCCGGCATGGATGATAGGGCAAAATCCTAGATTAAAAATCATTCAAGCTACTCACACAGGTGAGTTGGCCATAAGATTTGGTAGAAAAGTTAGAAATCTCATGAACACAAAAGAATATAAGGGAGTATTCCCTGATGTAACCCTAAGAACTGACAATCAGGCGGCAGGAAGATGGGAAACTAACCTTGGAGGTGAGTATTTCGCGGCAGGTGTGGGTGGTGCGATAACAGGAAGAGGTGCTGACCTACTAATTATCGATGATCCTCACTCAGAACAAGATGCTTTGTCTGATACAGCCATGGATAATGCGTATGAGTGGTACACTTCAGGTCCTAGACAGCGTATGCAACCTGGGGGAAGTATTGTTATCGTTATGACTCGATGGTCTGACAAGGATCTTACAGGTAATCTTGTAAAAAAGATGGGAGATCTAAAAGCAGATAAGTGGGACATCATAGAATTCCCGGCAATTTTAGAAGACGATGACGAAGAGAAGCGAAAACCTATTTGGCCACAGTATTGGAAGTTAAATGAACTTGATAAAGTAAAGGCATCCTTAGTTCCTACAAAGTGGAGTGCACAATGGCAACAAAATCCTACTTATGATGGCACAAGTATCATTAAACGTGAATGGTGGAACATTTGGGAGAAGGAAGATCCACCTGAGTGTGCTTTTAAAATTCAAAGTTATGATACAGCGTTTTCAAAAAAAGAAACTGCTGACTATTCTGCCATTACAACATGGGGTGTGTTCTATCCTGACGAAGGAAAAGAAACACATTTGATTTTGTTAAACGCTAGAAAAGGTCGTTGGGATTTTCCTGAGCTCAAACAAGTAGCAAAAGAAGAATTAAACTTGTACAACCCTGAGGCTGTGATGATTGAGGCTAAGGCTTCAGGTACACCCTTGATACAAGAGCTCCGGCGTTTTGGTGTGTACGCTACAGCTTTCTCTCCTAATCGTGGAATGGACAAACATGTCCGATTAAACTCTGTTGCCCCTATTTTTGAGGCAGGGCACGTGTGGAGACCAAACATGGATTGGGCTGAAGAAGTTCAAGAAGAGTGTGCCTCTTTTCCTTATGGAGAGCACGATGATCTTGTTGACGCAACCACCTTAGCACTGTTAAGATATAGACAGGGAAATTTCATTTCATTGTATGATGATGAACCTGAAGAACTAATTGGAAAACGTAAATATGAATACTATTAAAAAATTAATTAACCCTGAAGACAGAAGGCTCAAACAAAAACTAACGCCTAAGCAAATGATTTTTGTTTACGAGTATGTCCACAAAGTTTTACTTGGAGAATGTTCCGCGGCCGAGGCAGCACGGAAAGCGGGATATTCAATGAATCGTGCACGTCAAACTGCTACCGATCTAATGAACCCTCACTTAAATCCTTTCGTAGTGGAGGCTGTTAATGAAATGAAACAAGATCTACATCAAATCTATGGAGTATCTACTGCATCTCATTTGGCCTCCCTAAAACAAATCAGAGAGGAAGCAAGAGAACATAAACACTATTCGGCGGCCGTGGCTGCTGAAGTAAACAGAGGTAAGGTTGCTGGATTTTACGATAACAAAGTTCAGACTGACACGCCTCTAGAAAACATGAGTAAAGAAGAGCTGATCAAAGTTTTAGAGAACTACGATAAGAATGGTATTACTCACGACACAAAATTAATTATCGATGATGATAAAAAAGTGATGACAGGTAACTAAGATGCTTCAACAAATAATCCTTAGAGCAAGTCCCGCGGTCCTCGGACCGTTGCTCGTGGGCATCGTAGGACCACAACAAGCTGATGCTCTTTTACAACAATTATCTGTTGGTGATATATCAAGAGAGAATTTATTAGATATAATCACAAATTTAGCGGCGTCACCTGCGGTGACAGCGTTAAAGAAAAAAGATGAGTCTAAAAAAGAAGTAAAGAAAAAAGAGAACAAAGGTAAGAAGTCCGAGGACCCTGATCCGATTAAGCCATCTGACTTAACTCCTTTAGCTCCTGACAAAGAAGACATAGAAAAGTCAAAGCCTCTTCAAATATTATCAGGGACAAGCTTTATATCTAACGTTAAAAAATTAGTTACACCAAGTAAAACTAAAATTCCTGACATCTTAGAATTTTTAGACAAAGGTGCGAAGAGAGATATCTTTAATGATAATGATTACAAAACAATGTTAAAAGAAGGACAGGAAGAGATTAATTATCAATTGGGCCAAGAGGTGACAGGTGTGGGTTGGTATGACGATGGTGTTAAAGAAGCAATGGAAATTGCTGAGAAAATTAATCCTAAATTTGCAGAAGATCCTAACCTTAAAGATCTAACTCTTTTCACAACTGCTATCTCATCCTCAGGTGTTACTGTAGGAACTGATTTTAAAGCGGCGTTACAAATAGCAGATATATTTGCAGACACAGGACAGATACCCTTGACAAATCCTTATACAGGAAAGGGGTGGACTGTTCGTGGATCTAACTTAGCTAAACAATTAAACCTAGCGAATAATTATATTCAGGCGAATGGACTAGATGCTTTCCTAGAATTTTTACATACACCGATGACAGGTAGAGAACTAAATGAATTTAGAAAAGAATATGGTAATTTAGGTAAATCAGGAGGCGTAAGAATGGATGAAATATATTCAGGACACAGAGCCTTTGGTCCTAAGATTGGTGAGTTCATGGCTAATCTTTATGGAACCGATGACAACAACGTGACTGACATGTGGAATATTAGAGGAATGAATAGATTGATGGGTGGAAAGATGTACA